ATGCCACATAAGAGCGATTGCGCCAGTAAATAGACCAGCACCAAGTATGAGTGGTGCAAATGACGCTGAAGCTGTTGCCGCCCAAAAAGCAGGGAAGGCTCTAGTAACCCTTATTATTTGAGTTCCTAGACCCTTATATTTACTTGCTAAAAGCTGGATAATGGCAATAAGACCACCACCGGCTCCTATTGCCAAAACTCCCGTGGTTGCCGCTGCTGGTACTAAAGCAATAGCCTCGGAAGCTTTGGTAGCCGCTGCCGCAGCTTCTTCCAATGCTGGTGCAAGGTTCTCACCAATTTCAATCTTGGCATCTTGCATCGAAGCGGTCATTATTGCGAAACTTTGGCTCGTACTCTCAGCCATAATCGCATAAGCGTTATCAACATTACCAGCGGCATCTTCCATCGCTGCCATGCTGTCCAAAAATGCCGGAGTATTTTTACCAGTCAGCCCCATAACCGCTGCCAACGACTCTATTGAGCCGACTGCTTTTATAAACTCTACTTCGGTCGCACCGCTCTCGTCTTGTAATTTATTAAGCGCGCCTACAAGCCCTTCGGACTTCATTGCTGCCAGCCCTGACTCAAAGCCAACCGCCTCAAATAACCCTTCCATTTCCTTAGTCGGTTTTGCGAGTGACACCATCGCAGACCGTATTTGAGTCATAGCAACTCTGGTAGGAGTACCGGACAGAGTGAGCGTTGTTATGGCAGCAGATAGTTCTTCAAATGTAACGCCAAGAGCAGAGGATACTGGTGCTGCTTGGAAGAAGAAGTCGGACAGTTCACCTATGGTCGTTTTACCACGGCGCATTGTCTCAAACATAATGTCCGCAACGGCTTGGGTTTCCGACGATTTCATTCCGTAAGCATTGACGATTGAAGTCAAACCATCAACAGCGGTTTCTAAGTCGGTCACGCCACCGATTGAAGTCTTAGCAGCAACGCCTAAGAACTTAATGGCATCGGCTGGCTCTTGCCCTGCTGAGATAGCTGAGTACAACGCTTTCGTTGCGTCTACCGCATTGATACCAAATTCTTTAGATAGTTTTCGAACTTCACCGCCGAGCAAGTCTAGCTCGGCATTGGAAAAGTTTATGAGAGTATTGACCTCTCTCATGCCCTTGTCGAAGTCAGCAGCAGCGCGGACAGCCATCGTGCCAAACGCTATTGAAGCTGCGCCAGCAGCGAGCATACCGCGTCGGTTCTTTTCGATAGTAGAGTTGACTCCACTAATGCCCCGACGCAGCTTGGAAACCTTGCCCGATGCAAGGTCGTTCGCCGTAATCTGTATCTTAACTTCGTTAGCCATTGTTCTCTGCTACCTGTACTAACTTGATTATCCGCAGAATCGAAGCATCTTCGTTGAGCAACTGTGACGGCAAACAACTATATCGCTGGCAAAGTGCGTCAATCATCAACGCTTGTGTCAGTTCTGTTGGCTGCTGTTCGCCAGTGTCTCCAAGATGGGAGTATCGTTCTGCGGCTTCGATAAATTTGCTGACGGCTCTGTTACAAGTTCTGACCACTTCGATATTAAAGTAGCGAGCAGTCTTGCAGGTGCGACCGCCAGCGCGCTTTCGCTGTTCGCCGGTATGTCATTTCCCTCATCGTCTGTTAGGTTCCACGATTCCAGAATTTTATCGCACCAAATCGTGTTCGCTTCTATTGACTCAGCATCATATTCTGATTCCGTTAGAGTCTGAATTTCTAATACCGTTTTTAGCGGTAAATCCAGACTGCAACGCACTTCAAGACCATCGTAGTCGGTTCCTTCAAACGAAATGTTTGCGACTCGTTTTGCTTTGCTGAGTTTGAATTTTTTAGGCATGAGTTCCTCTCTCTCCTAATCTAAGCCCAAGTAGGTACAACGCCGCCGGTCAATACACCGGGAGCCGAGTACGTCAATTCACCACCAGCACCACGACTCAAAGCATAGTCAGTGAAGAAACACTCGTTCGGGAGCGATTGCCCACTAACGGTGATTGTCACAGTTCTTGCAACTGAGGTGCTGCTAACGGTTTTGAATACATCGTGGGACATATTGCTCGCATCATTGAAGATGCCAGAAACACCAATAGAGAAATCCGCAAGCAACAACAGTCGCTCGTTCGCTGATTTATCTAGTCCAGTAACGTCCTGCGTGGCTCTCGGAATTGCAAAATCGAAGTTCGTTACGTCATTCGAGATTGTTCTTGCGGAACCGGCAGAATCGTCAATGGCTAGTGTCATTCCTAGTCCAGATTCTTTTGCCATATTATTTAGCCTTCCAACTTATGAAGTTGTTCGCCCATTTCATCGACCCATTGGTCAGGCTCCCGACGTGAGAACCCTCGCCCGTTACTAACGGAATATATGTGGGTGCGATTCAAAGCGATTCGATGTTTATTGCGTAAAAAACATTCCTGACCCGGCGCGAATAGGAATGTAACCAGCCCAGCTTCTTGGCTCTCCGTAAACCTCAATCCTGATTCATGGCGTATCCAGCCGAGATATTCATGGTCATGCGGCAGCATCGTTTTCCAGCCAGTCAGGTACTCATAGCAATCAACCTCTTTGCAGGTTGCTGACTTGGTATGAGTTGCCTTTGGTGCTGTTGCTCTATATGTCTGAAGCATTTCCACGCCTGACGATAACCGAGAAAACAAGGTTTGAGAATGTTCCAGTTGAAGCTACCCTGATGTATCTGCGATACGTGCCTGTGTCTGCTATGCGTTCGGCTGTTTGTCCAGTAGTTGAAGTGAATGTTATTTGGTCAGCGAAGCTAGAGTTGTCCGCTGAGTCTTGAACCTTCACAACTGCGTTACCTGACGAAAGGCTGAACACTTGCAAATATGCTTGCGCGCCAGCAGTCGTTGAAGTTGCGCCCAAGTCGATAGAAGTCACGTTGGTTGCGCTGGAGTGCGTGACCTTGCCAGCGGTGTAACTGTTACCCCATTCAAGCGGGATACCGTTGCCTTGAAAGGACACCGAGAAGTTTAACCCGCCGTCTGCTGTACGGCTACCGTCGTAGTTGATTTGTTTACCAACTAAGCCACATGCAGGGTCGCCGAGCGTGCTGCCGGTCGTGTATGTAGCAATGCGGTCAGTTGTTGGTAGCCCTGAGAGTGCTGCGTGTTCTGCTAGTGCTGCATCGTTGAAGAATGAGTTAAATTCGATTTGCCCATCACTGTGAGTTAGCAGCCGGTCGTTTGCAGATACGTTGATACCTGTAACGTCCACCATGCCCCGTGGTGACGATATGCCACCAATCGCTCCAACGTCGCCCGAAAGGTCGAAACCTCCGAGGTAAAACTGATTGCCGAGTCCTGTTTGTTTTGCCATATTATTTAGGGAGCGATGCTCTCTGCCTCCAAGTCAATTAGTTCCAAATCGAATGAGCAGATGCGGAAGGTATTACCGCCAACATCTGACCAGCCAACTGCCGCCAATGATATATCTAAGTCCGTTACGTTGTCGCTCAGTGTGCTATCGCCTCGGAACCCTGCCTGTACCGCACGTACAGCGTTCCAAATCTCCAGTTCAGTGGCTTCCCTGCTCTGCGCTGATGCTTGCACCCGCCAGTAACATCGAACCGTCCATGTCTGCGTGACCATCACGTTCCCAAGCGTCTTAGTCTTTGCCGATTCCCCTGAGAACCAAGCAGCCGCAACTCTGTCACCGCTTGGGATTGATAGAGGTTCACCGATTAAGACAACTTGAAAATTCGGTGACGAGTTCGCCGCCAGCAATGCCTTGATTTGTGTAACTGCTCCTGCTCTGCTCAATCTATTGCGTCCTTTATTGGCTTGGCAAAATACTTGTCCAAGTTTTCGCTGGCTAGTTGTTCCTTAGAGTTCTGAAACATTTTGTAGCCCTTGAATCTTGTTCGCTTATTACGGCTGCTCACACCTTCAACCCAGTTCGCATAGACCACGTTTGCCCCTTGCCTAGCCAGCCCTGCATCTACCTGCGCTTTCATTTTCCCAAGATACTCGCCAGAGATAGAACGGCGTAAATGCCCTGTTACAACTCCATGAGTTTTGTATAACTGTTTCTTCGTTCTTTGCTCGGTAACTTGCGCCATTTTAGTTATCGCTATTTCAAACGCAGATTTTATGTGCTTCTCTGCGTTCAAGTTAAACAACTTGCCCGTAGCAATCATTCTGAAACCAAGACTAGACATAAGCAGGAGTTTCCCTGCGATTTAGGTAATGGTCGAGCCGCTTCAAAATTGCTTTTTCTTCGCTGGCTGGATTGCTCATCATCATTTCACCGCTGCCAATAACAGTGGTCAAACCAGCGTCACGACTGCGCCAATACGTTCGCGCTATATCGAGTGCCGCTTGAATCACATCGTCAGGATAAATCCATGTGCTTACAACTGCTGCATCGCTATGAGTCGCAGCGGTTGTTCCGTTGACTCCGCGAATGACTGTCAGGGTCACGCCGTTCTTAGTCGAAACATACATCTGCTCAGTATCAATAATAATCGTGTCGCCAGCGTAGACAGGGTGGCTGCCGCTCGTCAGTGTGACAGCCGTTGCGGTCGTGCTGCTGATTGCGGCGTTCAATGCCGATGCGCTTGCCGTGTCGGTCTGCCAACCCCACTGACCGAGAATGGTCAAAGTCTGCTGACCGCCGTACAACGAATCAGTCGTATCTTCTTCCAACTTCATCAGTGTCTTAGGTGAACGGTTATACGGCTCCAGCAGGAAGTCATTACCAATGCCCTCTGTAAGCACCGTAGAGGACGTTCGTGCAGTCTGCCCATACGCAGTTACCGTTGTCGCTGTTGCAAGCCAGTCTGCAAGCATAACAACGCCCGCACCTGACAAGTTACTTGACCAATAATCAGGTAAGCCATCTGCCCCGTTCCCCGACCCTCTGAATAGCCGGTCATCTCTGAGTGAGCCTTTGCCGAGGTCGTAAGAATGTGTCTCGGTACGGATACCGAAACTGCGCCCGATATAAGTATCTATTCGGCGTGACGCTGAACCCAACACGCGCACCATCGGAGCCTCGTCGGTATCCCAATCTGTTACGTGGTCGGTTCCGCTCATGTAAGCCCGAAAGTCGTAACTGTCTGCGTATAGGTGGTACGTCTGCGCCATTACTTATTTATCCTCGGTTGCCCCAGCATCTTTTGATTCAACCTTCTTTGCCTTCTTTGGCTTTATAGGCGTAGGAATCACTTTGAAATATTCGCTGTATCGTGCGAGCCGGTCTGCTTCAATTTTGTATGTCGTACCAGCAATATATAAATCGTCCGCTATTTGGCGGTCTTGTAAGCATATTGCTGTTTTTTTCTTCGCTGCCATTTCTTTCCTCAATACCGTGGCGACCCGCCCCGAAGGACGAGCCGCCTCAGTTGTTTTAGCTTCTCAGGTCTTTGTCTTGAATAACAAAGACACCTTGTATAGCTGCTGCCGTGGCGTTCACCAGAACAGTCTTTACGAAGTTCTGACCAATCGGCATGTCAAAACTAACAAGCTGCGACGTACCAGAGCCACCGCCCGCTTGCGTCGCCTGAGTTATTGCCGCCCCAGTAATGTCAACGTAAGAACCACCACTTGTAGCGGAAGATTGGACTTTGCAATCCACTGTTCCACTTGAAGCGATGACTCCGACGTTCACTAACAACGCACCGCCGCCGAAACCAGTCATGTCCACCGCTGCGCTGGTTGTTGAACCTGCGCTCTTGCTAACTGGAGCAAGAGCAACAGCAATCTGCGCTCGGTCTGTTAGTTGCCTAAATTTAGGCATTTTAGTACCTCTTTCTAGGAACTAGGAAGCTGCAATCTTGAAGATTCGGAAAGCGTCTGCAAGTCCGAGTCGTCCGTCATAGCGGCTACGTGCGAAGAAACCAACTTGGTCATTCGCTACATAAATCGAATCGTCGCGTCGCATGGACATTCCGATTCGGTCAATTAGGTAGTAGTTTGAGAAGTCCCCAATACAACCAATTTCTTCACCGGCTGCGATTGCAGTTGCATCGTCCCAACCTGTGCCATCAAACAAAGCAGTCGGTCGCCCAAGCAGCGATACTGCTGGCGATGAGGTTAATGAACCCTTGTTTGCAGTTACATCAAGAGCAGCGACTTGCGCCATTAGTGATGAGGTTGTGCTTACAGTTGCATTGGCTCGGAACTGTGCTGGTAGGTTGAAGTACCAAGTCTGAAAGTCAGAGATTGAAACAGCAGTTGCCGAGTCTGAAACTGTGCCGTCAGTAGCCGAGGTTCGGATACCTTCTGCTTCACTTGTTCCATCGCCGCCGATTAGCTGAGTGTCCTCGTAACGACCCTGCGCCTCACCGAATATCTGCGAAAGCAGAGCGGGAAGGTTGATTGCAGAATCTTCAAGCAGTTCGCTTGAGACTTTCGTTGTTCCACCCGCTTTGCGAATGTTGAACGAAACCTGACCAACCGTTGGAGTGTTATCCCCGTAAACGGCTTCTTCTGCAATAGCAGCCCAAGCAACTGAACCCATTGTTGGCAAATAGCCGTCTTTGAGTGAAGTCGTTAGGACTGTGCAAAACGGTCGGTGAACTCCACCGGGTACGCCTTGATTGTGAATGACTTGAGTTCGGAAATCTTCTGGTACGAAGAATCCACCCTCTGCGTCTGTACCTTCCTGCATAGCCTTCAGTTCATCGGTTGATGCAGTCTGGAAGAATTTTGCAGCGTTAGGCGAACGGTCGCGGAACCACTTAGACCAAGTGTCTGAGTAGAAGCGCGCCTCGTCTTTGAGGTTTGCGCCCATCTGGTCACGAACCCAAGTTGGCTGTACGGCTGCCGGTAGACCCTTGACCCATGTTGCGGGCTTGTAGTCGTTACGGTATGCCTTGCCCTTGTCAGCGGCGTTGTATGTCTTTGCTTCTTCGCCAGTTACAGGAACCGAGTTAGTCGGCTTATTCCAGTCACCGGAAAGAGTTTTTAGCTGGTCAGCTTCGTTCTGAATCTGCTCGGCTTTGTCCATCTGTGCGACAGCATCAAGACGTGCTTTAGAAGCAGCCTCAATGTCACCGGACTCAATGGCTTCATTAGCCGTTACAAGAATAGAACGTGCTGAATCTCGCAGCTCGTTTACTTTATCCATGTTTGTGTGTCTCCAACGTGAGTTGAACTTTAGTTATTTCGATGCTTTCCCGAACCAGTTCAGCTTCCGTGTCAGTGGCAACTTCGACAACTTCATCAGTGTCGAGCGCGTCCGAGGCAGACTTTGAATTTATGGTTTGAGTGTTTGGACTTGCGCCACGTAAAACCGGCGAAACTTCAACCCAGTCAAGAGCATCAATCACGCGTGCTTTAGTACCGTCCGCAAGCATTTCGATTTCGTCTGACAGCGACCGGAAACCGACCGACCATTCTTTGACGCTACCGAACTGCACATCTGCAAAGGCTTCTCGCCCTCGCTGAGTGTTCATATTGAATTGCATGACTGCTTTGAGTCGCCCCTGCGTCATGCCTGTTGCTTCGTCCACGCCGCCCGCTACTGGTGCGGCATCTATTACCTTGCCCACCGGAACGCTCTGGTCGTGGAACCAAGCCACTGTTTGACCGCCCTTCAGTATTGAATCTGAGAAGGCTTTTATGTCTATGATTTCGCCGTCGTGGTCAACAACGCCCATAGTGTTTACAAACGCCTCTACGACACCTTCAGCAGCGTCGATTGTTTTGGCATCTGCCTTTGATATTTTGCGGACGATTGCGCCCTGTTCGACTTGAACCATTATTCCGTTACTCCATCAATCACGGCTGAGTAAGCGCGTGTGCAATTTGGGTGAGCAATCGGATTATCCAATGCCCAATCTATCGACTGCCGAGTGTTGTTATATGGAGCGCACAAGTCATCATCGTCACCATCTTGGACTATTACTTGCGCCACTCCAGATGCTTTGTATCTTGCTGCCGTTGACGTATTTTGCGCCGTAGCAACTTCAGTTCGTGCAATAGTCTTGGAGCGGTTCTTATACGTTTCTAATACCACTGAACGTAAGCCCCGATAATTGTCTTTCGGAACACCTCGCACAATCTGGTCGAGGCTGTAACCTGACTCTGTACCTTGTTGGATACTTGACCGCAACGCGTATCTTGATACGTCATTGATTTTAGAACCAGCATGTCTAAGCGTGTTGGAAACAATCGGCGAGTCAGGGTCAAACGGCATCGGCGCGAATACGTTTGATTCGTTTATTACGTTCCATGCTTTTTCCATAGCCTTACGCAATGTTGGTGACATAGCAGTAGTTATTTCAGCATCGGAAGCTAATGGAATCAGCGTGAACTCGTTGAACGGCATCTGTATTTTTTCTTCAGCATTGGAGTCGGATAAGTAGCGACCCATGATGCCGTCGGCTCGGTTTAGCTGTTCCTTGAAGAACTTAGTTAATACCCGCTCCATCGCTTCAACTTCTTCTTCGTAAGAGGATTCCAGAGGCGCAAGCAATCTTTCCGCTGCTGCCTGAGTAAGTGCTTTCGATTCTTTGCCTTGAACGGGCTGCTGCCCAAGCACAGAGAGGCTCGTTGGAAGGAAGCCGGTGTGTTCTAGTTCGTCATCTATCCCGGCGGCTTGTAAGGCTGCGTCAGGCGTGAATCCTGCCGTTATAAGCTGGCTTGCTATCTGCGCCCGTACCAGTTGCCGGTTCACCATAGAATCTTCATCTTCTTGCAACGCCCGAACTTCTGAGAAATCGAACGCTAACTGACCACGCTCTCGCGGGAACTCTGGCTCCAGTAGCCCGACCATAAATTGCTCGATACGTCGATACAGCGGAAGCAGGGTTTCTTCCCAAAAGGATTCCCTAGCCTCTGCGTAATTGCTGAACGTGCTGCGTTGCAGTCCGATGTTCGCGCCGACCAAGATTGCAGGAACGCCCAATGCTGAACAAATACGGCTTTCGGATAAGTTACGCAGCGACGGTATTTCCATTTCGCCTAGCGTGCTTCCCATCTTCTCGTATGAAGCATCTTCGTCGAGTATCGCAATCCTGTGCCAGTTCTTGTTGCCTTGAAACTGTCCACGCCATGCGGCTCGGAGTCGGTCGGCTTCGTCCTGATGCGATAGCTTGCGCCGTAGCTTTAAGATTCCAGACGGCACACCGGCATTGTTGAAGAACGCTTTGGTGAATGTAGTTGCGTCTGTGTCGAGGTTGATTTGCTTCGCTAATACTTGAAGCGGTGACAGCCCATAAAAATCATTGTTGGGATTCGGGAACTTTAGATGCCCGATATCCTCGTCGGGAATCATGTACTTTTTGCCACCGACCTCGTAGGAATAACCACCGCCGGGTATTACCGACATGCGGTCAGGTCGCAGCAGCATGAGCGACACAACGCCGACCCTTGCCCGCTCCTTCAGCACGTAAGCGTTCCCAGCAATTTGAAGGTGGGTTATTAGGTTCTCAAGGAACTCGTATTGCGTCTGCCCGGTTGCTGGCTTTTCAATGAGGTTGGCAAGCGGAGAGTTGTCTATCTTGTCGTAGTTTGCGTCGTACAAGCAGAGATTAGCTTCTGCCGTCGAGGTCGCTATCTCGCGAATACAAGCAAACACCAGTTCGTTTCCTGCGTAGCCTTCTTGGGCAAAGTTGCCATAACTAGCATCTGGTGAAGTGAAGCCGTTATCCGTTGCATTAATAACAGCAGATACAACAGCTTCGTTCGCTTCAGCTTTTCGCGCTGGAAGAAATCGGTCAAGAAATCCCATTACAGCCAAACTCCGATACCCGGTTTATTGTCTTGGTGGTAAACGGCGAGAGCAAGCGAGCAAACTCCATCGTCATGGAGTCCTGTTGGTGCTGAGTATTGCGCGCCGGTACGTGTGTAAACATATTCAAAAGATAGCAACTCGTTCAGCAGTTGACCTTCTGGAAACGTAATCTGCTGCTGCTGGATACCAACAGCGAGCCGCTCCATGAGTTGCTGCTTGGAAGAACTTGAAAATTTGAAACCCTCAAAATTGCTACCGGCTTTTGCGAGGAACTCCAGTATCGCATCACCTACCCCTGTGCTGTCAACTAATGCAGGAACTCCAGCGGTCTTATTGACAATACGTTTTAGAGTTTCTTGCCACGGTGATTGCCAACGCTCAGACCTGCAAACAGCACCGTCCTCGTCCAGTCCGATTCCCCAAGTCCAGTCCACGGACTTCGCTAAGTCCCAGCCCCAACAGACCGGCTCTTTGTTAGACATTGGAGCAACGCATTTATATATCGCTTCAATGCCGAACGGATTGCCTTCATCGTCACTCGGCTCTGCCAGATACAGTTCCTTGAATACCTGTTCGGGAAGGTCACGCTGCGCCTCTGCTACCTCGTCAGCTTGCAGCACGTTGGCTTCTACTGCGTCGGCTGCTGTGATTTTGCTGTACCGCCAGCCGACAACACCTGACTCTGCTTTGCGTGCTAACTGGTACGCCCAGTTCTTCCGACCCTTGACGTTGCCGATGATGCGAATATTCCCACGCGTTGCTGTGAGAGTTGAGCGGACAGCGTGCCACACTTCTTCCTTGCACCGGGAAGCCTCATCAACGACAGCAGCGTAAACATCTTCACCGTATAAGCTGTCTGGTTTGTCGCCGCCCTTGAACCAGATGACCGAGCCGTTCGCCAGCGTGACAGTCAGGTTGGAACCGTTGGCAATGTAGTTGCCTTCACCTAGTCCTGCTTTGAGTCTGCGGTAAGCAATTTCAGCCTGACCGTAAATCGGAGCAACCCACCAGTAGTTCTTGTTCAGCCCGCCATGTATCGCTGCCTGTTCAGCGAGCCACACCATGCAGCCGACCGTCTTGCCTGACTTCGTAGAAGCCTCGACCACGCTGTAACGCTCATCGCAGAAGATAGCTTCTTCCTGCTTCTTATACAGCCACGGTCGTGTGTAAAGAATTTTAGTCTTGGTTGTCACGATAACGACATTGCTAGTTGTGACATTCGCTTCGCTGCAATCTCGCAGTAGCGTTCTTCCAGTTCGATACCGATTGCTTTCCTGTTCAAGTCTTTCGCTGCTCGTAACGTCGTACCACTTCCCATGAATGGGTCGAGGATTGTTTGGGCATCAGGGAAGAACCCTAAGCACCACTTCATAAGGCTTATTGGCTTTTGAGTAGGGTGTTTTCGTCCTATGTCTGAACGGTTAGCATCGTATACACGCATCACGTTATCTCTGGTAGTCCACGCCAACTCTGCTTCCGACAACGTGAACCCCCTCTCTGGTTTATTCCATATCAACCAGCCGCGAGATATGGGCAACGGGTAATAGTTCCCACCCCAAACAACTGCATCCTTTCCGAGAGCGACACACTCCATAATTAAATCTATGGAAGGGGCGGCAGAGTCCCAATCGTTACGAACCGCTTTTTGTGTGTCTGCGTTCCCCCACCCGTGACCTTTTCCTCCGTTCCATATATCACCAATCCCATACGGAGGGTCAGTCAGCACTAGGTCAACCTTGTCCAATGTCGGCAGTACGTCACGGCAGTCAGCGTTGTAGATGGTCACGCTTTCATCTTGGTAATAGGGGTTCATTCATCGTCCTCGTAGTCGCTTACGCTCGGCAGTTCCAAGAAGTTCGCAGGGTTCATTTCAATTGTGAAGTCGCCCGGTACTAACTGCACGACTGGCTTGTTCTTCCAAGCATCGCCGCCTCTGCGCTCCAGCCAGAACATCATCGCTTTCACATCGCCTTCCATTGCTCGGTCGAATAATCGGGTCGCAACCTTCGTATTCGCTTCAGCAGTCGCCGTTGCTAATTCTTCTGAATAATGCCGCTCTAATGCTTTCCGCTCGATTCCGACCACTGGTGCAATGTCGGCGTGCGGTATCCCATACGAAGCCATTGCCTTGACGATGGTGCGCTGCTCGGTTGTTGGCTTATGCGCTGGCGTTGGCATCTAATCGCTCCGCAGCCAGTTCGTGCGCGAGAGGGTGTTCATCGGTGCTTCCTACTTCTGCCATTGTTGTTCCTCTTGGCTTATTAGATTGGGCGGTTCCTCTAGGTGACAGGCGTACCAAGCCATGAACCCGTCGGAGCGAGAGGAACCACGCCCACGCTAGAGAATACCACATCGCCGCCGGGTAACTCTCTCTGGTGAGTCTACGGGGCAAGGAAGCAACTTCTGAATCTTTGCGACTTGTCCTATCTGTAACTCTAAATATTTAAATAATAATTGTTGAGTTACTTAAGTTACTGAGTAACTGTTTAAGAGACTTAATATATGGAGTTACATAAGTTACTTAACTAGTTACTTAAGTTTCTACGCACGCGCACGCGAAGCTTGACCCGTGCGGCTACCGTGCAGTTACCCGTGCGGCTTGACCCGTGCGGTTCCGATTGCATACCCGTGCGGCAAAAGAAAACCCCGACATTACTGCCGGGGCTAACTCGTATCGTGGGAATCTATTTATTTTTTTGTTAGACGGTCGTTTGCCTCTTGAAAGTCCAAACCTTTGAAAATCTGATTTCTGAAAATGTCACTAACTGCTTCGGCTGCTTCATGTACTGGCTGTGTAATGATTGGTGCATCTTGCAGTCGAGGTGCGTTTGCAAGCTGCTTTGCTGCGTTGACAAGATTTCTGAGAACTACGATTTCGGTTGTTGTTAGGTCGGTCATATCTGTGGTTCCTTTTCTAGTGCCTAGAGCCGTTTGGTTCTTTAACCCTTTAGCCCCTGCTCAGTATTCTGGCAGGGGCGGTTGGGCTATATGTCAGTGTGGTTAGCTGACTAAAGCAGGTTGCTCACTGAAAGGCTTGACGGTTGTAACTGTTAGCCAGTCCCGCCTCAACGTCACTTGCATGGCGAAGTCAATCTCATCTTTACGCTCGATAAAATCTACGTCCCACGGAGCGCACCAGTAGTCGATGCCGTTGATAACGTATGCTCGGTCGCTGAATCCCATTTGGTCGGTTCCTTTTCGGTCGGTCGCTAACTGCGATATATCTATTATCTACACATAAAAGCTATTGTCAATACTAATTACTTCCTGATTAGTTGCCGATGTAAAGTTCGTCGTAATCTTCGTAGTAAGCAGCAAGACCGTATTCGTAATCGTCTGTGAAGTGTCCGTTGCCGTCCCAGTCCTCTTTGTCAGCCCACTCAGCTACAAGTTCCCTAGCAACGTTTTTACTTATTTTTACGTTGCCCTGTACGCCGCCGCCGAGTGCGACTCCGACGTATATCTTGCTGGCTTTGTTGATTGCTGTGCTGAGTTTCATGGTCTTGGTTCCTTTTAGTTCTGGCGGGTTGCCCCGCCGGTGATGGGTGGTGAGTTAGTTGGTCGCTGTCATAATGGCTGCACATTCTTCGCACCATTCTGGAACGACTGCGTGGTACTCAGCAAGTTTGCGGGTTTCGTGTCCAACAAGACTGCCGTGAGTGTCGCAGAGCGTGTACCAGTTCTGGTCATCGTCCTGCCATATCTTGCTGCGGTTGTCTACTACTACGATTTGCGAGCCTGTGATTCGGTTCTTTTTTGATGTGACTTCGAGCATGGTCGTCGGTTCCCTTTAGTGCTTGTTTCGTTCCTGTGGAACGAATGGTAAGCGCGTATGTGGCTATTGTCAACAGCAATATTGAACTGCGGGAGCCTATCCCCGCGAAAGGCTTGGTTGACTAACTACTAAAATCCTTTTGGATATGTCGAAGAACTTTGGCATATTTCTTTCGGTCAGCTTCGGTAGTGACCAACTTTGCTTTGGTCGGTCGCTTGCCGAAGGCGAACTTCGGGTCATCGTCGCTTGGTGTAACCGTCGCTGTTAGCGTTACGGTCTTGCCTGTCAACATCTGGTTAGTTCCCATGATGCTGTTCGGTACTGTGACCCATAGCTTCCAGCCAGCTTCGGTCTTGACTACCATCTTCAAAGTCGAGCCGTACATTGTCTCTTGAGACTTTACCGATAGAATCTCGCCAGTGACCGTTACCTTGCCCGTAGGCGCATCGGCAGCCGTTTCAGCTTCGGTTGCCCATACTGCTTCGCGCTCGGCTCGCTCTGCGTCACGCTCGATTGTCTTTAGAACCGCTGCAAGCTGTCGCTCGGTAATTTCACCCTTGCGGTCGAAGCGTCGCATTACGTCTTGAACGAATGAGTTGGTCGAGTCGTAACCCGCTGCCAGTCCGGGGTTCTCTTTGAGTGCGGTGTTCTTGCGTTCCATGCTTCGGGTCGCTGCCGCTTTTGCTTTGGCTTCTTCACGTAACTGCTTGAAGTCGAAGGCGGTTACATTATCGAAGCGGTTATCTAGGCAATCTTCGCCGATAACGATGAGTGACTTTTCCGAGTCATTGGTCATGAGTGCGCCGTACTTCAATCGCTGTCCACAGTGGGCGCATTGGTGAGCGTGTACGCTGTCCCGCTCGTTACCGTTACCGTTGGTAATAATGTCGGTTGACCAGCCGTGGGATTCAAGTGCTTCGGTTTCGATTGCGAAGGGCGAAGGCTCCATGTGGCTGTGTTCAATCCAGATGCTAGGCGGGACAAACTCAACAGAGTCGATAATCTTTACCAACTTGGAAAGCTGGAATACTCCAAACAGTTCGTATGCCTGTGGGTCGAAGTTCTCTGCGCTCGGTCGGTGTATGTCTGTTCGTGTGGTCATGGTCTTAGTTCCTTTTCGGTCGGGGGCTAACTGCGATATGAATATAGTCTAGAACTCAATACCTATTGTCAATACTTTTAGCATATCAATTTAGTCTATTAAATAAAGTTGCCCCGGTAGCGACCAAACTACCGGGGCGAAAAGGAACCTGCTGCCGTTCACCTGTGGTTACTAGGCAGCAAGAAAATCTAAGGTTCCATTCGTGCGTGCTTGCTCCATATCAGCTTCGGGTTGATGAACGCACCTGTCGCCATAGCGTAGATGAAGTTGCCCTCGCCTTTGCATAGCTTCCATGCGGTGCGATTGTCGAACTGGTTCTGGTATTCGATTATGTGCGTGTATCCCTCGCTGCCACCGTGGTCTTTTCTTTCCTCAATACCGTTAGCTGCGATAACTGCATCAACTATCGCTTTGTCATCAATGCTGGTCATATCGAGGACTCCAATGCTGCTGCTACTTCATCGTATTGAGCCTTCAACTGCTCATAGTGTGCCGCTACCACTTCATATTGAGCCTTCAACTGCTCATAGGTCGGTCGGTCGCAACGCTCGGCATGGTTACTTGGGCAAGTGCAGTCGATATGCCCTTCCCGATACGGCTGTCCACATACGGTACAAACGTCCATTTCAATCGTTCCATTAGTCATCACCCATTTACTGCTGCTCATTACTTCACCTGCTCCAGTGCTGCTCGTACTTTGCAATCGTTAGCGTGGTCATATTCTTCACAGACCAAGCATGTTTGTGTACCACGGTTGCTTTCCACAGCTTCCAACGCTGCTACTAGGGCATCGTGTTGAGCCTTCAGTTTGTCAACAGTGTCCAATGTGTGGTCTATGCGTCGTGCTTCGCTACGTAACGCAGTCACGTACCCCTGTGCATATTTGTTCTGCAACAGTTTTACGGTTCCTTTGCTATCAATAAGTGTGCTGCGAACAACGGCAAAATCTTTGTCGCTCCCTTGCAGCAGTTGTGTTGCTTCGGTCATTTCGGTCGGTTCCTTTATCTTGCAGGATTGTCCCTGTTAACCCTTTAGCCCCTGCTCAGTTCGACTGGCAGGGGCGGTTGGGTTGTATGTGGGCGGTGGTTATTCGACTCCTGAGTCCATCGCCATTATTCGAATGTCGAGTGCTTCTTGAATATCCAAGCCCTTGAATAGTTGCGTGCTGAATATCTCATTAACTGCTTCGGCTGCTTCCTTGACCGGCTGCGTGATGATTGGAGCATCTTGCAGTCGAGGAGAGTTTGCTAATTTGCTAGCTGCGTCAACAAGGTTTCTGAGAACTACGATTTCGGTTGTTGTTAGGTCGGTCATTTCGGTCAGTTCCTTTTCTTATGCAGGAAAGTTCCTGTTAACCCTTTAGCCCCTGCTCAGTCAGGCTGGCAGGGGCGGTTGGGTGTATGTGGCTATTGACTAGAAGTTGTAGTCGTAGTGCTTGCTGGCTCCGAGGCTGGCGTTCTTGCCGTCGGATACGAAACGCTGCTTCTTGTTGCTCCAGTTCATCTTGCGGACGTATCCAGCTTCGTCGCTCTCAATGTCCCAAACTTGCTTGCCAGAAGTGTGTGCTGCGAAGCCACCGACTGTCTGGACTAGGGTGGATTCGTCACGGTTGAGTGTGGCGTTCATGCTGCGGATAGTTGCCTGTTGCCCGGTCTTGGATACTGCAATAATTTCGTAAGGGTTACTGTCAGTCCAGCCGTGAAGTGTGATGCCCTGTCCAACCTTGATATCAGCGGGGTTGAATGACTTAGGTGCTACATCGCTGAGATTGAAGAAGTGGTGAGCCTGTTTGATTTGAAGTTCGGTAGTCATGGTGGTCGGTTCCTTCGGTCTTTTGGTCGTATCGAAAATGTCGATGTAATAAATCTACAGGCTTTCCCAGTGTTGTCAATAGCAATGTTAAGGCAATTCTGTCGGCTAGTCCTTCCACTGGTCGCCGTATGAACCGCAGACGTTACCAGCGGAATCACGGTGGTAACAGGCGTTCATGCTGTGCTGGTACTGTCGGCAGTCGTGACCGCTTCGGAACTTCCAGCCGCCTTTGATTTTGCGAACATGCCCGACCTCAAAGTTGCTGCCAGCCTCGCCCATCAAGATGTATTCGTCAGCCTGTTTGTAAACGTTTCCGTAGTAAACCGTTGCGCCGTCCCGCATCTTGCCGTCGATGTAAAAGCCTTTGGTGCGAATTCCGTTGTCAGTCTCTATGACGTTGACTGGCGAATTGAACAACTTGTCATCGTAGTCCCAGTCGCTCAGTTTTCGATACCAGCGATAAGTGTGGATTGCGTAGGTTGTGTCTGTGTCTACGCCTGTGCCGTCCCATGTGCCGGTCTGGTGAACTGCTGTGACAGTCTTGGCGTTCTTGCGTGAAACTTGGATTCCCATTTGGTCGGTTCCTTTTCGTTACGGTCTACGGTCGCCTGACCGTTTTAACTCCTAAACCCGGCATGAAGCCGGGCATTGGGTGGGTGTATGTGCGGTTGGTGGTTAGTGGAATTTGACCATGCTGCGAATTTCGTCAGCAGTCTTTCCATGCTCGTCCGCTGCGGCGTGTAGCCAACCATCAAACGAGTCAGCAATTGCCTCGTCCCGCTTTATCTCAGCAAGTGCTTCTTCTGCATCAGCCCTGTTGTAGTGAGTTGAATCAACAACCGGGTGAGTAGGGTGCGGGTCAATAACCACGAACATGGTTCTTTCGCCTTGACTTGCTATGAATGTGTTCAGCTTCTGTTCAATAATTTCGTATGCCATTTGGTCGGTTCCTTTTCGTATGCAGGGAAACCCCTGTTAACCCTTTAGCCCCTGCTCGACGAATCGGCAGGGGCGGTGGGTTGTATGTGTCGTTGGTTGTTTAGTTGCGAACTCTGATAACCGTTTCAGTCAGCGATGCTTTCAAGGCTTTCATTTCTTCAGATGTAAACCTGATGGTGTCGGTTCGGTCGTAGTAAGAGTTGTATCGGTTCAAATACCACACGCCTTCTTTGGCGTTACGTGTCAGCTTTACGTTGTCTGTGACGTTGATATCCCGGTTACTGTTAGGCATTGTGGTCGGTTCCTTCGGTCTTTTGGTCGTATCGAAAATGTCGATGTAATAAATCTACTCCCCTTGTTTTTCTATTGTCAACACCAATTACATCGCCACTTCGGTCTTTGCGATTGTCTCCAGATGCGCCTCATGCTCATCAATGGCTCGCTCTATCTCTGCGGATAGTTCCTCTGCCCCTGCTGCTGTCAGCGGATAGGCGTAGCCGTCGGCAGAAGCGATTGGAATACTGTGGACAGTGTTGCCGCTCTTGTCCGTCACGCTGACGATGTAGCTGCTCATTTCGTGCAACCACACCAAAGGACTTTGCCAATCGGTACAGCAAACTTGCCACACTTTTTGCAAATTGCTTTGCCAGTTATACGGTCGATAACTATGTTCTGCCCCATTAGTTTGCTTCCTCGGTAATTGCATCAAGTGGAAGTTCGGCGTACTGGTAAAATCCAGTGACCTGATTCTGCCATTCGATTTCCACTCGGACTTCAACACCTGCTGCGGTCGGTGCTGAGATAACTTCGATATGAGTGACCTTGTAGTTACCAGTCACCTCGTCAGAGTCAACGAGGTAGACCTTGCCAACCTCAACGCTGAGTCCATCGCCTGTGTTGATTGCTTGTATTTTCATTCCCATTAGTCGGTTCCTTTTCGTACTTGTTTAGTTTTAGATGCGTCCATCTGGCGGTGTACCACTTGCCAACTTCTTAAGTCTTTGTTGCCCGTTGCGTTAGGGCTGTGGCTTCGACGGAGAGCATCTGTTAACCCATAAGCCCCTGCTCGGTTAGACCGGCAGGGGCGGTTGGGCTGTATGTCGAAGCGGTGTGTCTACTTAGTCCCCCTGTATGCTTCTTTAGCGTTCTTGAAGTACCTAAGTTCGACAGCGTGTATCAGAGCAGTTAATTCTGCTACGTCAATTTCGACTTTACCTGACCAACCGATTCGCATATTTTCGGCTACATCAGGGTAGAGAAGTGTGATGTTGCCCAGTAGGTAACGCGTTTCGTTGTCCCGTTTATTGTCAGCTTCGGCAGCTTCACGACGAGCGATGCGGTCGGCTTCGTTTCGTTCACTTCTCTTGATTGCTGAAGTTATAACGCCCATGTGCAAGCCGCACATTCGGACAATTTTTTCAGACCCGGTTAAGTGTGCTTCGCCGCTTGTAACCCATGCAGAATTCTTTAATCCGTAGCCGTCATAAATCATGTCGCCAACTGCTGGCTTACAGCATTGGTTTCCGTTCCAATCTTGCAAGCTGACCTGACAGATGTTTTCTGCACAGTCTTGGCATGTTCCTGCACCGTTTAGTGCAAGGACGCTTTCGCCAATTCCACGACGGTATGCCTCGTCAGCGTTATTAGGTGTCTCGCCGCAACCTTCGCAAAAGTCGTGGTTATTAGGGTTCGTGTACCCTCGGCGGCGTGCAAGTGCTTCGTAAAATAAGTCGCTAGTCATTGGTCAGTTCCTTTTCGTTTGACAGAGAAGCCTCTGTTAACTCCTAAACCCGGCATGAAGCCGGGCGTTGGGTGGGTGTCTGTGGATTGGTGAGTTACTCAGTGAATAAATCGTTCTCTATCAGCATATCTTTCGCAAAGATGCCG